TGAGTCCGCTGCCCAAGAGGTAGAAGAAATCGACCAGCGTGTCGAAGTGTTGGAGTCCAAATCGGGCAAACAAGAATTGGTTGACCTCAAGATTGAGGGCGTAGAGAAACGCCTCGACAAGATGGAAGACTTGATGGCTAAGATGCTTGAGGTTCAGCAGCAGCAAGCTATCAATCAAGCGAAAATCTGCTCCGCCACAAACGCGGACTGTGATTGATGCGGCCTGTTCTCTTAGATTATGTAGCCTCATTAGGGTACACGGTCTTTGAACGGGGCGAGTACAACCTGAACATCATTGGCATCCGTAGCAAAGATCACCAAGCCAACAGCTTTGATGACCGCATGTGCGTCGTGTTTCGCGATGAACAAGGCTGGATTACCCGCACCTGGGAATGTACTACTGAGCCTGGTAAGTATTGGCTTGAGAACCCGAGCCGACTTGAAGGGACGGCTATTCTTGTCCCTGGGCAGTACCGGTCTGTTTGGAAGATTGACAAACATCAGGGGAGATATGACGCGCTCTGCCAAAGAAACGGTACGGTCAAGACTTACCGGGACAGCAATAAAGACGACGTTGTTGATCTTGATGTACGGTCTATTACTGAAGGCTATTATGGAATCAATATCCACAAAGCGGGCTCAGCGTCTACACAAGTAGATAAGTGGTCTGCCGGTTGTCAGGTTTTCAGCCGCAGCAAGGACTTCGAAGAATTTATGTCTATTTGTTACGCTGCACGGGAAAAGTGGGGCAACTCTTTTAGTTATACGCTAATTGAAGAACCGGAGTTTTGATGGAAGCCCTGATAGACACACTGCTGGCAGGCGGACACCTCGGCTTGTTTGCGGCTTTTCTTGTGTACCAGTTTATGGCTATGCAAAAACGGTTGGATAAGCTTGTAGAGGGTTTTCAAGAGCAGCTTGATGAGATTAGAAAAGAGTATGATGCTCGATCTGAAAAAATGCGTGAACGGTACGACCGTGTAATTGATGAGTACCGGGGCCAAATAGATGAGCAGTCAAAAGACTTTCTTATTACACGCACTAAAGTCCACAACGATATTGTAGCTAAATTGGATCGCATTATTGAAGCCAAAAAATAACCCCGCTTCCAAGCCTATTCTCAGAAACGGGGTAGGCCACGGCTTTGCGAGCAACAATGTGGCATATGTTCTGCTCTGGCCCCAAACCCCCCGCACGGTGGGAAATCCTACTGACTATCAGCCCTGCTTTTACTGATAGCTTTTGGAATGTGTGCGGGGGGCTGGGGAGAGCGTTTTCCTGCGGGTACTGTATTCCCTAATACCCTTTTCTGTGGGTACTAAGTAGTGTGACCTTCCTACTTTATTGCCCAAAGCGATGTAACCTTTTCGGGTGAGTGTGATGCGGGCTTCATTGACGTAACCGAAGAAATCTCCCAACTCATCGGCAATATCTCGGGCCGTTACTTGCCCAGGACGTTTTACCACTTCTTCTAAGACTTCCCAACGGCGACTACCCACTCTTACGCCTTCTAATCCCATGTGGAATTGGACATATTTGAGGTGGTGTGAAACCATGCCCCGCGGAGGCGGTCAATGTCTCCAGGCAGGTCATCGGAACAAGGTACACAAGCGACAATCTGGTCATTCGGAGCCCGTAAGAGCATGTGGTCAGTGTCACATACCAGCGTCAGGCCAACAGCATCTTCGATGCCGTTCGAGGCTTGGTGGAGGTATTCATCGACATAGTTATTACCAAGGGATGCCATCGCTTCCGCCTCCATCAGTTTGGACCGAAGGTAGGTCGATAGTTTCTTCTCCAGCTTTGTCTTTGCGTACTTCATTAGAAATTTCAATGTGTCTCCAAGCTTCTTTCTTTGGGCCAGCCGGGGGTATGGTAGTCATAACCACGATTTGAACCGGAGCAGATTGCAGCTTGTCTAAGGTCTTAGACAGTGTATCAGCATCCCACATTCGGTCGTCCAAAATAACCATTATAGACTCTTCGCTGACAGGCAAGGCTGCTGCCATCGCTGCGAGCAGACGAATCTCTGTACTACCAGAAAGGGCTACGTGTTTCTGCTTTCCCCGTTCCAGGTAGATTTTGAATTCCTTTTCAGAATAAGAAACTCCAAACTTATCTCCCTTGGGCAGAAAGCGGTTCACCCGTTTGATGTATTTGTTCAACGGGGCTTTTAGTAGAACAGTACAAGCCTTGTCTAGCCCCTTGATGAGTGCGTCGTACTCGGCAGCAACCTTTTCGTGCTGCTGAACCCGCAAACTCACACCTTGGGCATCACGAAACGCGGCTTGCTTGATGAGCATTTCTTCGATGTCATCTGCGTACTGGGCAGAACCCTTTAGATTCTTTAATTCTTCTTTTGTTCCCAGCGTCAAGGCTAGATTAGTCAGGGTGCCCTTATCGTAGTCGCTGGAACCCTCTTTTACGATTTTCCGTAACCACTCAAACTTGAGAGACTTAAAAAGGTTCTCATAAGCAGTGTGCATTTGGTCTGCGTCAGCCTTCTCAGCGGTACTAAGCGTGGTGAGCAGGTCTTGGGCAGCTTTGGCATCAGACTTGGCGTTACGTTTCCACGTACCCGCCTCAGACAAAGCTGATATTAGTGTTTCCCCTGTGATGGGGCGTGGACCCATATCCGGTATCAACACTTCCAGGGGTTTTGTAAGGTCGAGTGTCGGATGGTTCAAAAGACGCTCCAACTCAATCCTACTCACACCTTCGGGCAGTAGGCGGGAAAGGAAAAAGGCTCTAGCCCGTTGAGCAGAACCACTCAGGGCAGAACGCAACTCACTAATGGGCAGTGCTTCCCCACTCCCACCTTCCATCTTGGGCCGTTTCCCCACAGCTTCCATGTTCCACTGTGCGGTTGTGCCATCGTCGAATGTGGCCACGGCGAAGAGCCCTTCCGGACCAATGTGCCCTAAGTCTGATAGCTGGTTTCCAGCTTTTACGGGGGCGTTTCTAAAAAACAATCCATAGGCGCTACCGGACAGGGCAAGCTGTATCGCCTCTGCGATTGCACTCTTGCCACTCTCGTTCGGGCCGATGAGTAGGTTGTAATCTCCCAACTCATATTCCCAAGGTTGACCGTTAGGGCTTTTAATGTTGCTCCTAATCTTAATAACTTTCTTCATTGTTCTTCCTTTTCTTGGTTTTGATAGAAACTCTCAAGAGGCTCTTGAAAGACTTTTGCTGGCTTAGTTTTACCTGTCCGCCAACGATAGACAGTCATAGAAGATGGCCCAGCGGTGTTCATGCCTTCACCCAATGCGACAGAGATTCGCTCATCTGTCCAACCGCGTAGACGTAGTATCTGTAGTTTCAATGCGTGGCTCATGGTGTTGCTCCTGTAGCATCGGTTGTCGCCAAAACAGTCAATGGACTATCAACCTCATTCCCCCAAACATGCCAACCGTCACTACGCTCTCGCGCAAACAACTCTAGTTTCAGTTGGTCTGGAAACATCTGTTCAATGCGTTCGCGCACTTCCTCGGGTTTTCGGCTGTGCTCTTGGCGTGCTGCCGATATAAATTGGCGCACGTTGCGGGCACCTCGGGGTTTTGGGATTTTACCTCGTTTGCCAATCAGACATAGTTCACATTGGCTCATGGTGTAGAAACCCGGATTTACTTTTTGTTTATCCCACACGAACCCTACTGTGGCCCAAGCAAAACCCCAGGCTTTTAGCAACTCTATTCCCTGGTCCAAGTGGGGGCTTGTTACCCACATAAACAACAAACAATCTTGGGCAGCTAGCGCAGATATATCCAGCTTTTTTAGTTCTTTTAGCGTCATGGTGGGGTAGTGCTTTTCTGCCCCTCCAGTTTCTTTGCCCCCCTTACCGTTGTGCTGTTTTTGGCCTTTGTAGTCCCACGGCGGGTCTACATATAGGATTTCAAACTTGGGTGTAAGAGGCAAAGACATCTGTGTTCCGGCAGACTTTGGGCGCTTCTTACATACAACCCGCCAACCCCAAGTCCAATCTTCGGCATCCACCTCTTCCACTCGGGTAACTTTCAGGATGCCCGCACCTTTTTCTCCGCTCCACCAGAAAACGGGCTTTCCAGCTTCAAGAGCCATACTAAGAATACGTGCTGTGGCTCTTCCAACCTTTTCTCCCGACGTAACGAAAACATCGTAAACAGGTTTCCCCGTAGTCAGGTTCTTTTTGTGGACTACGCCATGCTCCCAAGCATCCCAGTCTCCCTTCCAGTTTGCAGCATGGTCACTGCGGCCTGTACGCACACGTACAATCTTATCTGAACGGGCTTGTAGGGTTTCTAAAAGCTGGTGAGCAGCCTCTTCGATTTCGGTGGGAGTCTCATGGTATCCGTGTGCATAAAAAACTCGCATTATACCTCCAACCAGTTCATGCCGACTTCTGCTTCGGCGGTGTAAGTTAAGAGAGGTTCCACACGACGGCGGCGAGTCATGGCAGCTTCTAGTATTTCTGCCACACGTTCACCCTCACTCTCGGGCACCTCAAACAAGAGCGAGTCATGGCACTGGTTTACCAGACCCGTCTTTTTCTCAAAATCAAACTTAATAATCTCAGAAGAATCTCCGAGCAGGGAAGACGTGCCCCAGCCGGGGTTTCCATCGACCAACTCCAGCATCGCCTCATGGATGACTGATGCCCCGCCCGCCTGGATGGGGTGGTTGACCAACTCATTTATTTTTTCTTCATCCCGAAAGTCCCTACGTCTGCCCCAAATGGCGTCAGCGATAAAACCCTCCCGCCTGTAGCGATTCCGAATCTCATTCCACCATTTAGGTATTTCAGGGTCAGCACGATTCAAACCGTTCACAACGGCCCGAATGTCCCTTGGAGTCATGTGGGCATAAATGAGACTACCCGCCTCGTCCTCGACGCTGATGACTTGCTCATGGATGGTCGGGACACTGGCGGCGTATTGCCATGCGTATCGGACACTCTTGGTAACGCCTCGCGTAGACTTGAAAGTACCTTTGCCCTTTTTATTTCTTTCTTCTGGCGCTCCGTCAAGGCTCCATATCCCCTGCCCATACACAATCTCCATTGTCTCGTTGTGGGGGTCTGCCCCGGTGTTGATACTCTTGACCAAACGCTCGGCCTTGGCTTCTTCTGCAATAAAACGTAGTTCTAACTGGTCGGCATCTGCCCCAACAAAGACGTGGCCCGGTTGGGGTATGAAGATGTCCCGTAAAAACCCAGGAATATTTTGGGCATTAGGAGCCGACGAGGAATACCGGCCCGTTGCGGGTAGGCGATTGTATGCGGGATGCACTCGACCATCGGAGAGCACTAGGTCAGTCTTGAACGGCGTAATGTAGGTGCTCAAAAGCTTGGTGTACCTACGGCACATTCTTACAGCCTGCAAGAACACGGCACGCTCTTCATCGAGATTGTACTTGGTAATCATCTTGCGGAGCGTGTCATCGTCCGTACTTGGGTCACCCGTTTTCTCGTTATATTTAACGGGGGCAAGTTTCCAGTCTTTGAAGATGAGTGCCCGTAGTTGGGTGGTGGAGTTTGGGTTGAAGTTTTCTGGCGCAAGGTCCGTTACAAGCTTGCGGTTCTCTCTCAGCTTTTCTTGAAACTCTATCTCATGTTCATGCAACCGGTTGAAGTCTACATACATACCCAAAGACTGCATAGACGTTCCAACCTGCTGTAGTCGGTGTTCGCGTTGAAGTAGGTGCCACTGGTTACGGTCTTTGACACACTTGCCCAGCGGTCTAGATACTTTGGCTGTGACAGCACAGTCTTTTGCACAGTATGTGTGCAACTCTAAATCGCTGCGGGCATCGACAGCGGTGTGGTCTGCCTTCCATGCCTCAGTAAAATCAGAATAGAAGCTGGTAACGAAACCCAGGTTGTGTGGCATTTCATTGTCAGACAACAGGTGTAGCAAAAGCGTATCGGCATCCAGGCGCGGCGTTACACCGAAAAACTTTTCACATACCAAGCGGTCATATTGCCCCGCGTTGTGGCCCAGGAGAGGTAGGGGTGGGTTACCCAAAAACTCTCTAGTTATTTCTGAAACAATATCTTCATCAGGCGCGGTGAAGAACCTTGTGGTCCCATCTATACTTAGAAACGGGACAATCATGCTGAAGCTGGTATTGGCGAAACCGACGCATCGTAGCTGGGCGTTGAGCGGATTCTTCGCGTCTGTCTCAACGTCGTATGCTACGGGCTTACCCATTTCTACGAGGCGTTTGAAACCTGCAGAAACTTCTTGGGGCGTGGTAGGGAAAAATAACTCGGGGTCTTTCCAATCCAGTTTTCCCTCAAAAAAGCGTAGGGCTTTTCCTATGTCCCGCTGAAACACTGGTCGCCATTTCGGAGAACGCAAAACAAAAGATGGGTCCAGCGTATAAGAAACGCGGGCTTTCCCCCAAGGCAAATCCAATTCTTCGCAGGCCCCGCGCATACTGGTGATGGAAGCATTACCCCCACGAAGAGTACGCATAGCTTCTGCGCCAAGACAAATAATGTATTTACAACCTTCTATTTCTTGGAGCAGTCTCCCTCTACAAGCAACAGCCGGTGTAAGTAAAAGTGGTTTCTTCTCTTTCCTGAGAACCTTATTGGCTCGGGAGTGTTTCACCATAAAAGTGTCGAGCCTGTTTTGTGGGGGCCGACATGCGATGGCATAGGTGATGAGGCAGTCTTCTCGGGCAATCCCGGCCTCTGCAAGTGCAAGCTGAATCTCCTGCCCAGCGGGGCCGACAAAGGGCCTACCCTCAAACTCTTCGTGAGTACCGGGCGTGTCGCCTATGATGGCGATGCGGTCGCTAGAATGTGTCTCAGCCAACACGGGCGTAAACTTGTTTTCAGTCCGCCAATGTTTTCCGAGTGAACACAGTCCACACTTTGCGCCTTCGATATTCACCGAGCACCTCAAAAGAAGAAAAAAAGAAGCAGGCTATGTCCCGGCCTGCCAGCGGTGGTGGGGAGCAAAAGAAAGAAAACCCCACGGTATACAGGAAACACGAAAACAAAACAAAAAGCGTGCTACCCGATAGACCACTGACTAGTCAGCGAGAAAGTCAAAATCCTCAACAGCCTTGGTTTCAGCGGCTTGAGAAACAGGCTTCCCGGCCCCGTTACTCGTTTCCACTTCCACGTCTTGAGGCGTGAGATTAGCGACCTCCTGCATCTGAGTATAGCGGCTCTTCCCATAAAAAGTATATTTCGGGTAAGAGCCCATGACTGCCTTACCGTTGCTATCCATTTCAGGGGGAACGTAGTTAAAGTAGACTGTCTTCCCAGCCAACTTCTCGAAAGGAATTTTGCTCTTTCCAGCAAGCTTCGATTCGGGCACACCTGCGGAAAGCAGGAACGCTTTGACGAAAGGCATTGAAGCTGCGGAGGACGTGTTGAAAGAATCCTTGTGGCGAACGCCATCAGTCATCATGTACACGTACAAACGGCCAGAGTCGTCGAAGTAACTAAACTCCACAATCTGTGCTGTGTGCAGTCCAGCTTTGAGGTAGCCAATGCCACCGGTAGCGGCGCTAACGCCTGTAAAATCAAGTTCGATATTGAGTTTTTCCATTGTATATCACCATACGTCTTGGGTTGAATCAACGAACATTTCGTCGATGAGGTTATCGCGGGAATTCCGAATCACTGCCCTATGCAGTGCATCTTGCAGAACCCAGCGGATATGCTTTGTATCTTTCTTGCCTTCGAGTTTCTTGGCGGCAGCTTTAAGTGTTTCTCTCCACTCTTCGATGCCCTCTGCCAATACACTCACGGCTAAACTTTCTGCGGTTTTCTCCATCCACTCCATCCCCTTCGGGCGGGAGACTTCGTACCCAGCAGCGCGGAGCGCCTCCCCAAGATTCATCGGGGCAGGGTCAGGGAAAATACTCAACCGGTCACCACGGATATTTTCTTTGTCGGGGCCGGTGCGGAGAACATATTTCCAGGGGGCAGCAGTCTCATCGTACTCAACTTGAGCGACTACATCTGCAAAGGCTGAAAACTGTTCGGGCAGTTGGCCTGGAAGCTTGGGCCCACCACGTACATACTTACCAGAAGAAACTCGAGCAGGGGTATAGTGGCAGTTGAATATAACGTGCGTACCTTTCTCATTCGCATACCGGGCAGCGTCACGGACAAAGAAAACATCTGCTCTAAGCTGGCGCCACATATCACCGAAGCTGTGGGTTTTTTCTAGTTCACCAATCGTGACTTCTGCAAGTAGAGAAAAGTCATCGACAACGATGGTCGGGTATTTCTCACAATTCTGTTCAATAATGACTGCAGCCTCTTTGAGAGTCTTAGCCGAGCGTACTTCGATGTTCTCGATGCCCAGGTAGTTAGTCAATGGTAGTAGTCCACCACCTTGGGCAATAAAGAGGCCAGCCGAGCCAGCGGCGCCGGTAGCGGTACTCTTACCAGTTTTAGACGGGCCGTAGATTACGGCGAAGATTCCTTTTTTCATGTTTCCTTCTTCTTTTTAGACTTCTTAGATTTCTTGCCGCAACTGCAGGGGTCACAGTTGCAAGTGACGCAGATTGTGATTTTGTTGTATTTCTCGCGGTTGGTCTTTGCCTTGACGACGCGGGTATTTCCATCCCCACTGCCGCCACCTTTAGACAAAGGAATTTTATGGTCAACGTGTGTCCCATCACCCACGGAAGCCTTACCCTCAGAGATAGCTTTTTGACGGGCGCGGTTGCGTAGCACACGCTGGTTCACTGTCTTCTGGTTGTACTTTTTCATGTACTTGTCTTTGTCTTCCTTGGACTTAAACGGCATCTTCTTTTCCCCACTGGCATAGTTCGAAAGCATCACACTTTCCGTATTTACCCCAGCACGTCTGGTCACTATAAACAGCGGGCCATTCCTGCGGAGGCTTACCTTCAAACATATCAACCATCTGTTCTTGCAGGGATAGGTTTTTAGCAAACCTCTTTACAGCATCGGGGGCAGGCTCCAGCGTTGTCCGGTCAAAGCCGAAAGGCTCGGACAGCTTCACTCGGTTTACGATTAGGCCACCAAAGTTTTTCCCCCATAGCTTCTTACCAAAAATGTAATACCCGAGAAACTGACCCGAGAGAATATGTTGGCGCAAAGTCTTGCTCTCAATGCGGTAGCAAGATTTGTGGTCAACAATCCAGTATTTTCCTGTCCCATCCTGAACAGCTAAGTCTGCGCGTTGTGTGAATAAGAATGTACCGTCGCCAGAAACCTTGGGTATCTGTGCCCGCAACTCTTCCTCCACCATCACGGGCTTCCAGTCGCAGTGCCGCCATCTGTTCTCATAAGCGCGGAGAGAAAGAATAATGGTAGGGACACTCACTCTCCACAATGCAGCTTCGTGTGCAGTGCCAGCCTTTTCAGCTTCAATCTCTGAAAGTGCGCGTACAGAATCTTCTATTGTCATGTAGGCTTCGGGGTCTTCGCCATTGTTCTCAGCACGTTTCCGTGCGTACAAGTGCGCCAATCCAATATGAAGAAGACTTCCCTTCACCAGCGGTTCTGAGCTTTTCCAAGTCAGGGCGCCACTCTCCCGCCACGCAAATAAACGGAGACAACGGGAGGCACCTTCGATGCGATGCCAACCACGTTCGGACGGTCCAGCATTTAATAGAATCTTATCAGCCATCACTCACCATCCTCAATGAGTACAGCTACAGAGCCTCCGTAGGGGTGTGGACAACGCAGGCGCAGGTCAACTGGCCTCTTGCAGTGTGGGCAGCAGTATTTCTTATCGTCACACGCTTTTGGGAAAGGTTCTTTTGTAAGCTGTGACCCATCTGACCATAGGCAGGGACTCATATACCTGTCCGCTTGCAAAGCAGCCCAATACTCGGAAAAGGCTTTCTTTTCCAGACATTTGTGTGCTGTGCATCGGTAGTTTTGTCCGAAGTGTATTTCACACAATGCCCGCAGTTGAGCCAATTCACCAAGAACATAGCTAGGCATGTTGCCGTGTTTATCTAAGGCGTGTTCTGTTTTTGTTTCGTACCACTCACTTAATTCATCGTAGAGTTTCAATACATTAGCAGCAGTCAACTCCATATCTTCTGTGGGCGTAGGCGGCTGAAAACTATCAGGCAAAAGTTGGTATCCCATCACTCACTCTCCCCGTGCCAAGCTTTGTCAAACATGCGGTCGGATTCTTCCCACGCATATTCCGCGCGTGTCCAACAAGAACATTTGAGCGAATAATCGCAGCAGGGGTTGTCCGCGCCGCCATCGTATGACGCGTTGTGTAGCCGGTCGATTTCTGTTGCTTCCGCGTGTCGATGCCTACGTCTGCGTTCAGGCACATGGGTTGCCATCATTAAAGGCCGCTTCCCATTAGACTGCTTCGCCAGGGCCCGTACACGCTGGGCTATCGTCTGCTTTTTATTTCTATCCTTGGGCAGAGTCTCTGTCGGAGGCTCATCCATAGCGTTCAACCAAGATGGAAGATTATCAACGCTGCGGTCTGGTTTATTTATCTGCTCATAGTTTTTCATTTCAACCAGCGGGGGCTTTACGTCGATGCGGACAGTTTTTCTCTTAGCACTCATTGTCCACCATTCCACTTTGCCAACTCACGCTTAGCGGCTTTTTCTGCATTTTTCTTCGTGGTGTAAGAACGACTAAAAACTGGTTCATAGGCTGGGGCTTCAACTTGAATAATATCCAAAGTCCAAAACTTCTTCGATATATCAAAAAGCCGTATTGTCTCAGAAATCACTGCTTTGTATCTCACGAACCACCCCCCTGAAACTCTTCATCGGCATCCAAGATGTCGGGGTTCATAGCGGCTTCGAGGTCGGGGGCATAGATTTCAGCGTTATCGAAGAAATCCATCAACTCGAATAAGAAATCGTATGCGGCCTGGGGGTCGTCGTAACCCCAATAGCGTCTAATGTTTGGCATGTTGTTTTTCCTTTTTTAAGTAAGACCTCGTACAGGGGTTCAAGGTCTATAAGTAGCATATCAACCTGTATAACAGGTGTCAAGGGGTCATGCTGGAAAAAGTGAAGATACCCTGTCCAGTAGGTCTTCTTCGCTGCCCGAAAAGGCACCTTCAACCTCCCTTATCACCTCATCCTCTGCCACCTCACCGACTGCCGGAAGCTTGTCCATCAGCAACTCGGCAACGTGTTCATCAACTGTTCCCGCTGCAATAATATATGAAATTAAAACAGGACGCTTCTGCCCCAGGCGGGCGAATCTACCTTCCCACTGGCCGATGGAGCGAGGGGTCCACGGAAGCATCACAAACAAGGCAAGGTCCGTGTCCTGCAAGTTTACCGACTCACCCCAGGCATCGCCCGTCCCAACGAGCACGCCGTACTCACAGGCCATGTATTCATGCCGGATGGTATCTCGCGCATCAGCAGACGTACCGCCATGAGAACACCAAACGGGCACATCAGGATGAAGCTTTTTTATGATGTCAGCACCGAGCCGTTCGCAATCTTTTCGGCGCCCAGTAAAAACGACTACCTTTTGTTTAGACATTATTGCAGTCTGCACCCGGTCTATCACATACTTCCGCTTACGCGAAGCCGCCTCTTGGAGCATGACTTCAAACATATTCTCTTTGTCTCGGGTTTTTCCCGCACGTTGAATATCTTGCCGAAAACTCGATGGGGCATTC